CGCCAGGGGCGCGACTTGTCGCGGGCCACCGGAGGTGCGGTTAATTTTTAGTTCTCGGGCCCATGCCCACTTAGTGAGAAACTGGTCTCAAATGTTCTTAAACTGGCCAATTTTAAACCGGTTTTTATTATAAACTGGATCTGCGCGCCCAAGTCGAGGCATAGTATTACCCTCGACTTAAGCGCGGTCACCATTTATTTTTATTTTGGTGTCATGACGGAACTTCCGCAGAAGCGCGCTAAGATTGCACGTGAGCAGCAGCCGCGTTTTCGTGGTTGGTGTTTTACTTGGAATAATCCGACTGAATTTGATTATTCTCTCGTGCCTAATGTCCAGTACATAGTTGTTGGCGAAGAGGTTGGTGAGTCTGGGACGCTTCACCATCAAGGATACGTGTACTTCAAGAACGAACGGCAGTTCGGAGGAGTACAGAAAGTATTGCCCCCTGGCTGTCACATCGAGTCGCAGCGAGGAACGCCTGCAGAGGCTTCCGACTACTGCAAGAAAGATGGGAAGATCATCTACGAGTCAGGGACCCTTCCGATCAAAGGCAGGCGAAACGACGTTGAGGAGATTCGACAGGTGATCAAGGGAGGTGGCTCGATGGTTGATGTGATGGAGATTGCGTCCTCTTACCAAGCAGCAAAGTTTGGCCAACTTTATTTATCTGTTATGGAGCGTAAGCGTGAGTTTGTCCCTGTTGTTTATTGGTTTCATGGGAAAACAGGCACAGGCAAGACTAGAGCAGCATTTGAACTCTCTGGAGGAGAAGGTAACCCAGATACTTGGGTTTCTGAATCAACCCTACAATGGTGGGGAGGCTACACCGGACAACGGCATGTTATTATCGACGACTTTCGTGGACACTTTTGTCCCTTCTCCTCCTTACTCCGTTTCTTGGATAGATACCCTGTGAGGGTTCCGTTTAAGGGTGGATCATGTCCATTGTTAGCAACTACTATTATTGTAACTTCTCCGCATGCTCCCGAAGATGTTTATCAAAAGGAGGCAGAAGATATGGCTCAATTGACTCGCCGCATTCATGTTGTTAGAGAGTTTAAGTAAAATCTTAGCTGTTAGTATCATCAGTCGTTGTCCCGATGATGTACTGTGCAGGCACTTGGTATACTTCAGGGTCACCGATGGGTTTCATGTCATCGATATCGTAGTCTGCCTGTGGTGGTGCGACAGGGTCGGACCACTTAACCATGTAGTCAATGGTCACCTCCCAATCACCAGCTGTTCTGTCAGTGTCAACCGGGTTGGGCAGTGCTTGCCAGCAGTGAAAATATACCTTCCAGTTGGCTTCCGTGTCGGTTGTTGAGATTGCGTAAGCAGGATCGAAGTTGCTTTGCACGCCCCAGAACTTTTGTGGTGAGTAGTATGCTGTCATTGTGACTGGCCTTGTCTCTCTGCCTGTGACCATCCTCCAGGTTCCGTTCTTTGCTTCGACGTATCCGCTGACGTTGTCGTACGGCAGGTCGTGAGATGTGCTCAAGAAGACACCGCAGTACATTGGTTCAACCATGACTGTTGCTGGATCCGGGTCTACGATGAACTTTGCAGTGAGTTTGACCCCTACAACTCTGTACTTTGTGTACAACGTACGCCAGAAGCTGTATCCCATTGCTGAGTGAGGGAACTGGCTTCCTGTGGTGTACTCTGGGTCCTGTACTGAGTGGCATTTGTACTTGAAGCTGATGACTTGGTTCGGCTGAAAAGCGTTGTTTTGAAAGTGAAACCGTGATGAATAGCGCATGTTGACAGTGCGCGAGTTAGGAAAGCCAGACAAAGCACCACCGCCAATCCCACCAGTGCGGCGGGAATACTTCCGAGTCTTTTTGTAAGTTCGCTTAAAGCGTTTGCGAAAGGATCGCCGCTTGCTGAACTTGCGCTTTCCGGTGCGACGCTTGGCCATGTTGACATTGGTGAAGTTAAATGGCGCGCCGCTTGCTTGCTTCACAGCCCTAGTAGCTTGCTTCAAGCGGAGCCCGTAGCCCCGCCAGGGGCGCGACTTGTCGCGGGCCACCGGAGGTGCGGTTAATTTTTAGTTCTCGGGCCCATGCCCACTTAGTGAGAAACTGGTCTCAAATGTTCTTAAACTGGCCAATTTTAAACCGG